AGAGCTTGTTATAAGTGTTTTTGTAGGTCTTTCTGCTGCTGTTGCGGGTGTTGCTACTGCTGCTACAGTTGCTGCTGTAAGTATGAACATTGCTTTTGCAGGTATTCCTTTAATGATAGGTGGAGTTGTTGCAGGTATCACTTTTGCAGCTTTGAAATGGAATGCATTAACAAAAGAAGTACAAGAGTTTGGAAGGAACGTAAGGATTGTTTGGGCTTATGTAACAGGTGGTGAAGCTGGCTGGAATGCTCAAAAAAGTATTGAAGCTGCTAAAGCTGCAAAAACTGCTGGTTCTGTTGCTCCTGCTGCTGCTTCTACTGTTTCTGTTACTCCTGCTGGATCAATTTCACCTTCTGCTGATGTGGAAAAGAAAGCAAAAGCACATGGAGAGAGTAGAGTTACTTTACTTCAGAAATGGAATTCAGAAGCTGAGAAAGAGCTTAGAAACGGTTTAATGCTTGATGATCAACGTAACATAGCAAATAAACTTGCTGAGTATGATATTCAGTTACGTTCTAAAAAGATGCATGAACTTTATCCTCAAGAAAAATCAATTCTTCAAGAGACTTTAAAGAAAGCTCAGGAAGAGAATGATATTAGATCACAGATGCAAAGAATCTATGAAGATATCAATAAACCCTTAGAGGATTTTTCCAACAAGCAGAAAGCACTTAATGAATTGATGAGTCAGGGTAAGATTAATACTGCTGATTATAATAGAGAACTTGCAAAAGCTCAAGAGTCTTACATAAAATCTATCGATCCTCTTCATGAGATGAAAAAATCTTTGAAGGAGGAAAAAGATTTAATAGGACTTACAGGAAGTGAACTTACTCTTGCATCTTACAGGCAACAGGCTTCTAATAAATTGAAAGCAGAAGGATATGATGTAACAAATGCTGATACAAGGGCAATGATTGATAATCTTGTTCAACAGAAGCAGTTCAATATGTACTTATCAGAACAGCCTAATTTGATCAATAGTTTGAAAGATGGTATTAAACAATGGGGTGATACAATGACTTCTACCCTAAACGGAATGGCTTGGGGAGCAAAGAATTCATTTAAAGATATTCTTGTATCATTTGGAAAGATGATTTCAGAAATCATTTTGAAGACTAAAATAATTCAGCCTCTTTTAAATAGTATTGGTTTAGGCTCAACTGCTGCACCTGCTGCCACAAGTACTGTAAAGAATGCAAATGGTAATGTTTACAATGCAGGACTATCAGCTTATTCTAACAGTATTGTAAGTACTCCTACAAGATTTGCAAATGGTGGCAGTCTTATGGGTGAAGCTGGCCCTGAAGCTATCTTACCTCTTTCTAGAATAAATGGTGTCTTAGGTGTAAAAGCCCTTACAGGTTCTTCAAGTGCTCCAAATGTTCAGATAAACATTACAAATAACTCAGGAGCTGATATTACTAAAGATGTTACAACAAACTTTGATGGTGAGAATATGATTATTGGAGTTGTCTTAAATGCTGTCTCTACAAACAAAGGTGGAAGTAAAGATGTTTTGAAAGCTGCTTTAAGTAGATAAAAGATTTTAAAAATATTTTCAAAGGCTCTCAGAAATGGGAGCCTTTTTGTTTTTGATATAAATATAGGAAATAGATAATTATATATGAACTCATTTCCTTCTATAAAAAATCCTTCTGGAATTTCTCAAAGAATCACTAAGAAAACTGTTAGAGCTACTGCTGAAAATGGTGCTCCTATGGTTAGAGCTAGACAAACAAAAGCTCTTTATGAATACACTTTAACTTGGAGTCTTCTATCTACAAGTGATTTAGAATCACTTTTAACCTTTTTTGATAATAATACTGGATTAACTTTTTCATGGCTTCAGCCGGTTCAAAACATTACAAAAATTGTAATATTTGCTGAAGATTCAATAGAACACTCTGTAGTTCAAGAAGCCTTTGATAGTACTGGAAACCTCTGGAACGTTTCTTTAAAGCTTCAGGAGGTCGTGTAATGGCTTTAAACATTTCTACAAATGCTATCAGGGAGAAGAATAAAACTGCAAGTGATGGAGTATTCTTACTGCTTCTTGAGATTTACAACGATGCTATTTCACAGCCTATCAGGATTGTTTGGAACAATGAAAATATTGTTTGGAATGGTCATACTTATTTTTGTTATCCATTTGAATTAGGTGATTTAAACGAAAGTAATAAAAATGAACTTCCTAATGTTAGCTTAACCGTAGTTGACATTGAAAGACTTCTTTTAAATGAATTAGATGCTTTTGGGGGTGGTGTAGGTTCGAAAGTTTTTGTAAAGATTATCAATACTAACCTTATTGCTGAAACTGAACCTTTACTTTCTTATGAGTTTGATATTCTTTCAGTATCTGTTACTTCTGATTATAAAATTACATTCACTTTAGGAACTGAAAATCTTGAAAATTATCGCTCTCCTTCTGATAGGTTCATAAAACTTCATTGCCGTTATAGAACCTTCAAGGGTTTAGAATGTGGTTATAGTGGAACTGAAACTTCTTGTAATAGAACTTATACAAGATGTAAAGCACTTGGAAATCAGCAAAGGTTTGGAGGATTTTTAGGAATTCAAAATAGCGGTATATATCAATGAACGTTCCTGAATTTATAGAAGAATACTCTGGAAGACCTCATAAGGATATCAATTGTTATGAATTGGTTCAAGCGTTTTATAAAGAGGTTTTGAATATTGAATTACCTGAAAAGATTATAAAGTATGATGAATTTGAAAATGTTGAAAATCTCATAAAATCAGAATCGAAAAACTGGCAAGAGATTGAAGAGCCTGAAAAGTTTTGTGTAATCACAATGAAGCAACATCCTATTTTTATTAATCATGTTGCGGTTTATTTAGGGAATTCAAAGTTTCTTCACTCAACTATTCACAAAGGAGTTTCAATAGATTCTTTTGATTCTCATTACAAGCCAAGAATTAAAAACTATTACAAGTACATGTAATTGTCTTTTCCTATGAGATATAAATATAGGAAATAGATAATTATATATGACTCAAGATAAAAACTTAACATTTGTAATAGTTCCAAATGCAATTGAACCTGACGTAAATAAACTATATGTTGTTCCTTTCGAGGAAGGAAAACACGTTTTAGATTACCTTGATTCTTTAATCAAACTTACAGGTTCTGAAAACCTAAATCTTTCTATAAATGGCATAATCATAGAAACACAAGAAGAGTATGATTCTTTAGTTTTAAAAGCTGGAGATATCGTTTCTGTTACTTGTGTTCTTGATGCTCCTATTATTGCTATCGTTGCTGCTGCTGGCCTTGGAAGTGCTTTAGGTGGTGCTGCTGCATTCCTAGGAACTTCAGGTATCCTTTCAGGTATCCTATACGGTTTATTTGAATTCGCTGTTAGCTATGCTGTCGGTGCTTTAGCTACTGCTATTGGTATAGGTGTTACTTCTTCTGAAGCTTCAGATAATTCTGCTACTTCTTCTCCTACATATTCATGGAATGGTGAACATCAGTTATACACTGAAGGAAATCCTATTCCTATCATCTTTGGTACTAATAAAGTTTCAGGACAGGTTATAGACCAATTCATAAACTATAATTCAAGTGAATACCTTTCTATGCTTTTGGCTGTTGCTGGTCATGAGGTAGACAGTATTACAGATATTCAAATCAATGATCAGCCGTACAGTAACTATAAGAACGTTGAAGTTTTTCAAGCTCTTGGAACTATTGATCAGGCTCCAATAAGTGAGTTTAATACTTTATCAGATCAATCAAACCCAAATATAAAACTTACCTACAACACACCAAATGTTCATCAAACATCAGGTAATGCTGTTGATAGGATTGATATTATTCTTACTTGTCCTAATGGTCTTTATTATTCTAATGATAAAGGCGGGTTAGATTCACGTTCTGTAACCGTAAAAGTTGCTATTAGATCAGAAGGAACTGCTTTTAATGATGTTGCAACTAGAACTATAACTGGTGCTTCAACAGATGCTATAAGAAATCAAATCTCTATAACAGGTTTAGCTCCTGCAAAATATGAGGTTCAGATTACTAAGATTTCTGGAGATTCTTCAAACTGGAGAGAGAAAACTGATGTTTATTTCTCAAGCATAACAGAATCTGTAAGTCAACCTATGTCTTATCCTTCTGTTGCTCTCTATGGAATCAAAGCACTTGCAACAGATCAGTTAAGCGGTTCTACTCCGAAACTAACCTGTATAGTTTCTAGAAATACTGTTCAGGTTTTCAATCCTTATACAGATGAATGGGGTTTAAAGGATGCTACAAATCCTGCATGGGCTTGCTATGCTCTTTTGAATACACATCATGGTATTTCAGAAGATAAACTTGTTTATGATGAATTTCTTTCATGGGCTGAAACATGTGATGAACTTGTAGCAGATTCAACTTCTCAAACAGGTTTAAGAAAGAGATATGTTATCAATGTTGTTTTAGATTCTGCTGCAAACATTTGGTCAAACGTTCAAAGGATTGCACAAATCGGAAGAGCTGTAATAATCAGAAGAGGAACATACTATGGCGTTTTTGTTGATAGACAAGAAAGTATCGTATCACATATTTTCAATGATGCAAATATAATTGAAGGTTCATATTCCTTAAAATACACTGAAACAAAGGATAGAGCTAATGGCGTTGAAATAACTTATAACGATCCTGAAAAAGGATATACAAACCAAGTTGTCACAGTTTATTCAGATAGTTATGAAAATTCTGAAAATCTTTCTAACAAGAAAAGTATTCAGTTTTTAGCAAGCATTCCAAGACAGCAAGTTATTAACGCTGCTGCTTACATGCTAAACACAAATAAGAACCTTTTAAAAGCATATTCATGGAAAGCCTTTTCAGACAGCTTTAACTGTACTGTTGGTGATCTTGCTTACATACAACATAACGTTCCTGATTACGGAAGTAAGATAGGTGGAAGAATTGTTTCAGCTAATACTAATACTGTTACACTTGATCAGACTATTGATACTTCTGCTGGTAATTATTCGATCCTTATCAGACTTTCAGACGATACAATTGTAGAAAAAGCTATTACAACTCTTGCAAATGGAAACACCTTTACAGTTTCTTCGCCTTTTACATCAATTCCTGAAAAGGATGATCTATTTACTTTAGGTGAATCGAATATTGTTAAAGAGAAAGTTAGAATCATTCAGGTCAACAGAAATCAAGATGGAATTTCTACAATATCTGCTCTTGAATATAATGATGCTGTTTATAGTGATTCTGGAGTCTATGTAGATGTTGCAAGTACTTCAAGTGCTCGAAAGAATGCTGTAAACCTTTCAGTAAGAGAAAACCTTGTTTACGCTTCTGATGGCTCTTATCAGTCTACTATAAATTGTGCATGGATTTCAAACAGCTTAAATAAGGTTGGTTCATGGTCAATTTATTTACAGGATGGAGAAGGAGAGATTAAAAAAGTTGGAGAGACTTCATATACTTTTTATGTCATTCCTGCTTCTTATTTGGTTCTTGGAAAAACTTATAGAGTTTATGTAATCGCTGCAAATAGCGGTGTAGTAGATACAGGAAGCAACACAGAACTTATCGTTATTCAAGGTAAGTTGAATCCTCCTTCAGATGTTGCAGGTTTTTCAGGTGAATGGATTCCTGCTTCAGGTGCTATTAATTTATCTTGGACGGATGTAGAAGATATTGATTTGGATACTTATGAAATCCGTTTAGGTTCTTCATGGGCTTCAGGAACTAGAATTCCTTATTCAGGAAAAACACCTTTATTTACATATTCAGTACCTACAGACGAATCAACAGGTGATAAAACATTCTGGATAAAGGCAGTTGATTCAAGTAATATAGAAAGCGTTACTGCGGCTTCAGTAATAGTAAATATTACAGAAGTTCCTATCATTACAAAATCAACTATTGTTAGTCTTTATAAATGGAGTACTTCAAAACCTAATAAACCTACTGGAAAGTCTATATATAATTGGGAAACCTCAACAAATGATGATTATGATGGAACAGATGATTGGTATGCTGTACCTGAAACAAATCCTGGGATTTCTGGAATTCATCTATGGCAAGCTTCTGTAATATTCAAAGCTGCATCTACAACAGCCTCAACAGAGATTGATTGGTCTATAGAGTCTGTTTCTTTAACAATTTCTGCTTCAAATCAAGAATCAGGATTACAAACAGCTTCTATATCAGTATATCAATGGGCTGTTACAATTCCTAATGCTCCATCTGGTACATCTTTATATTCATGGAATACAGGAACAATAGATGATACTATCCCTGAAGGATGGTCATTAGCAACAGTAGTAAGTCCTTCTAATGGATTTACATTATGGGCTGCTACTGTTAAGGTTATAGATAATTCAGGAACTTTAGAAACATCTATCAACTGGTCAGAATCTATTGTTTCAAGTGTAGGGTTTGCAGGAACTAAAGGTTCTTCTGCAAGGGTGATGTATGCAAGAATTTCAGGTAATCCAACACCTACAACAGGTACTGTTACCACTTCTGGAAGTACAAGCTTTCCAACTGGTTCAAATTGGGGAATAACTGCAACATGGTCTGCAAGTGATGCAACACCTTCAAGCTCTGACAGTCTTTATCAGGCTGATGGTATTTACGATCCTTCTACAGGTAATACGGTTTGGTCAACACCTTACATCAGTTCTCTAAAAGTTGGAAGTCTTTCAGCAATTACTGCAAACCTTGGAACTGTTAGTGCTGGTATTCTTCAATCTTCGAATTATAGTAATACTGCTGGAATGATGATAAATCTTTCCACAGATGAAATATTGATGGGAGGTAGTTCTAATCCTATCTTTAAGCTTGATGAAGATGGACTTTATATAAAAAATAATAGTGGAAATAGTTCATTAGAATTAAACAGTACAGGATTAACTGTAGGTAATACTAATAATGGTGATTACTGCGCTATCAATAATGGTGATATTAATTTCTACAGATATATCAATGGTGCTGAAAGATTAACGAATTCATTAAAAAGAATTGAAACAGGAGAAGTGGCAAATGCAGTAGAATCAACTATTCCGGGTTATTGGAAGAATCCTCCTAATGTAATGGTATCTCCTGCTGGTATCGCTAGTTATTCAGCTAGTTATCCCGGTCAGACTCAGACTTTGCAGGTTAGTGCAACTAATATTACTCAAATTGGTACAACAGGTCAATATAAATTTACCCCTATTGCAAGATTGGTAATAGCTGCTGGTAACGCTAGTATTAATACTAATTTATCAAGTACACCATCATTAACTAAAACATATTACAATCTAGATCAAAGACCTACTTATAGATGGAGTGGTTCAGGAACTACAGGAAATGCTGTTGTAGGTTCAAACATTGACAATGTTACACTTTATGGTACGTTAAATTGTACTTGTAGTTCAGAAATATACTATATCACTCATACTAGTATGATAAGTTATTGGGTTGGTATGAATGCTAATGTATACTTTGTAATAGATGGAGCATATTATTATGTAGGTAATGTTAACTTCTTGAATGCTAATTCATCAAGTCCTGTAACTATCAATAGAACTTTTTCTGGATCATTTTCTTTAACAAGCGGTTATAATCATACTATATCAATGTATATAGCTCTTGATTACTGTAGTACATTCTCTGGAAGTATAAATCTAGGATATTATGATGCTCATTTAATAGGTAATACAATATTAGCGGCTGGAACATTAAACTATATGGCAATAGGAGAATAAAAATATGATTTTAATTACAGATATAGCAAATGCAATAAAAGCATTCAAAACTGATGAAGAATTGAATGCAATTATTCAAGAATTTATAGGAGAAGGAAATTCTGTTCAGAAATGGAAAGAAGATAATTTTTCAGATTTGAGAAGATGGTCGTATCCAGATATCTTAGTTTATGTAGATGCTCAGGTAAAATTATACTCTCTTGATCATACTTCAAAAACAGAAGGTCAAACACAATTGAATAAATATCTTTCTGATTGTTTAGCTGTTAAACAAAAATATCCAAAAAAACAATTATAAATATATGAAATAACAAACATAAAAATATGGATACAGATATAAAAACAACAGAACAGGTAACTCCTGAAGTAACTCCAACAGTCGAAGAACTTCAAGCAAAGATTAAAGAATTGAATGCAGAATCTGCACAAAGAAGAATTGCGCTTAAAACTGTTGAAGAGAAATTGAAAGGTTATGAAGGCATTGATATTGATACTGCAAGAGAAGCATTAGAGCTTAAAGCATTGTTAGATTCTAAAAAGATTGTCAAGCCTGAAGAACAGGAGCAAATCACTAAAGGATTTAAGGAGAAATTAACAACTCTTGAAAGCAAACTTTCAGAAAAAGATGATGTTATTAGAAAGCTTTTAGTTACTAATGAGTTTTCAAATTCAGATTTCTTCAATGGAGCTAATAAGAAAACTATTCTTAATCCTGATATTGCTGAAGGTTTCTTTGGTAAGAATTTCAAAATTGAGGGAAATAAGGTAGTTGGTTATAACGCTGAAGGGCTTCCAATAATGTCTAAAGAGAATCCTGAAAAGTATGC